TTTTCTTATAATCTAATCCTATACAATGTTTAATTATTCTATCTTGATATTCAGTAGTTTTTATGAATAAATTTTTATATAATCTTTTGAATGTTTCTTCCTTTGCTTTTGTACCAATCATAGGGTATCTACCTTGTATATACTCAATACCAGCATGGTCAATACTTTCGCTTGGTGCTTCAAAAAAACTTGTGTTTTCTTTTGTTCCAATGTGAAGCGTAATGTAATATCCTCCATGTTTGCCATTGCTCTTTTCCAATCTCAATTTATTCACTCCTTAATAATAATTTCAATTAACCCATTATATTTTTATTACTTATTTTTCTTTAAAACTTTATCAGCTATGTTTTGATTAAGCTCTAAATGTAATTTCGTTTTTCCTGAATAATATTCACGGTAAAAATAATATTGTTTTATTGCTTTTTTATCTTCTAGTTCTTTAATTGTTTCACTCAACTTTTTACTCATACTTGCCTCCTGATACGACATAATTTCAATATTGTTATCAGTAATATCAACAGGTTTTGGAATTGTTGGTTGTCTATCTATAATATTTTTCAAACAAATCATCAAATTAGCCTGTTGCATGAACTCTAAATCGTTGCATTTTATTTCTTCAAAAAGTTTATCAGCATCTATAACTCTCATTTTCTTATTACCTTCTTCCTTCATAATAAATTCATATTCCGTAATAGTATTTAATAATCTTCTCTAAACCATATATCATATTCTTCTGGATCATCCCCACGATCTAAAATGATTTTTGAACCATGTGCATATATCTTAAATAACAATTTATCTAATCCATACAAGCCACCTAAAATTTTATTCTTATCTATCTCATTGCCTTTTAGTTTTATACTATATGGCTTACCTTCTTTATTAATATCAATTTGGTAATCACAGCTATATTCTTCTTCTTCTTCTTCACTTAAATATATATGTTTGTATCCAGAGCTACGATTTTCAATAATTAAAGTAATCTTATCACCTTCATCATATTCCCATTCATCTCTATAATCTTCGCCCTTAAGTTTCTCTATTATTTCACTTAATGTGTATTCTTCTTTTACATCTGATAACATTTCCTCTGTTGTTTTTTTTATTTTTTCTATACCTTGAACAGTAATCGTTTTGTCTAATTGTTCTTTAATTGCAGCTAGTACAATTGTGTTATATCCTTCTATCCCTAAATTGCTTAAATCAATATTTAAATTTTTCTCTATATGTTCCTTAAGATTTTTACCAAAATCACTCCATTCTCTAAAAACATCATCTACTATCTCTGTTATTGTTTTCTCCAATCTTTTCTGAACTACTCCCTCTACAAGCTTTTCTTCCTCCAATTTAACTAAACTATCATTTACAATTTTATTTATATCTATCATCTTTTTTATTTCTCCTCTCTCTTAATCAAAATTTCATATTTCGAACTAATTTATCTAAGTATTTATTAATTTTCATTTCAATATATACATTTTTATTTTCTTTTAATTCAAGGAGTTTTTTACATTTCTATAGAATAATAGCAATTGAAAGGTTGTGATATTATGCAAAGAACTCCAGTTCATTCAAGTAATTTACATTCAGTTGGGTACGAAAACTCTATATTAGAAATTAAATTTCATTCTGGAAAAATCTATAGATATCTTCATGTACCTGAAATGGTTTATTCCGCTTTAATGTCTGCATCATCAAAAGGAAATTATTTTTTTACTTACATTAAAGATAGATATCCATATAAACCATTAAACTAATCTATAATTTTTAAAATTATAGCTGGGCCCAAATCTGTTATAGTACCGTTATACTCCATTGAAATACTGTATTTTTCATAAGGTTCAGCCATTATTTTTGTTACACAATCTTTTCGTTTTACTAACTCGTCAGCCAAAGTCTTTATAGAAACTTGGCTT